TTCAAGTTAGATGTTAATGGTACTGCTAGAGTTACGGGTATAGCTACTTTTGGTACAGGAACAGCTGTTACACGTATTCAAGGAAACCTTATATATTTATCAAATGGCGATGCAACTCTTGATTCAAGTGCATTAATTAGTTATGCTTCAGGTTTCAAGGTTGGAACTATACCGGGGTTTGTATTTCATCTTGTTAGTGGAAATAATCCTGTTGCATCTATACTAAATGGAAGAGGGATGCAGATATCTGACGGAACTTCATCTACACCTAATGCTTCATCTGTATTAGATCTTGTTAGTACAACCAAAGGTTTCCTACCGCCAAGGATGACTGCTGCTCAAAGAACAGCAATTGCATCACCGGCAGTAGGACTTATGGTATACCAAACTGATGGCACAGAAGGACTATATATTTTTAGATCTACAGGCTGGGCTTTAAATTCTTAATTAATTTTTAAAATCTATAATAACAAAACAAAAAATGGAAGCAACAACAACACCACAAGGAGTAGCTATTCAACCAGTAGTATTCCCATTAAATGAAGGTACAGCAACTAGAATGACTGTATTAGTACTTAATTTCCCGACAGATGCTACAACAGCAACTACTTACTACCAGTTATTAACTGAAGAAGGAGCACAATTACGTCAAGGTAACTATACCTTAACAGAAGAAGAATTTGCAGCATGGGGCACGGATAATAATTATGTTAACCAGTGTGTGGCTAATGCAATTGGAGTAGTACTTATCTAACCCGCCAGAAATGAGTACTCTTATCCAGATCACTAAGCCTACGGAACTTATAGTGAACAATACCCCTATTATAGGAGGTGTTGATGGAAGAGTATTGTTTCAAGGTACGGGGAATGTGCTTCAGCAGTCGGCAAACTTGTTTTGGGATGAGACTAATGGACGTTTGGGGATTGGGACGAGTAGTCCATCAAATTCTCTAACTATTAAAACAGGAGTAAATGATGATGGAATTCTATTAGAAAGTTCAGTAGGTAATCCTTTATTTTTAGTTAGAAAAGATGGAACCTCAAATAGTACCGCAGAATTGTTTCAATATGCTAATGGCAGTATTCGTTTAGCTATACGTTCAGCTTTAAATTTTAGCTATTTCAATGGAGGTAACTTTGGATTTGGAACAACAACCGATGCAGGTTTCCGCTTAGACGTTAACGGAAACAGCAGAGTTAGAGGTGCGGGTGCAACGGGTTCAACAAATGCTTTTACTGTTCAAAATAGTTCGGGCAGTTCTGCGTTATCAATCACAAATGGATTAACAACAATTGTACACGGAGATTTACAGCTTGAAAACACGGTTCTTTATTGGTCATCGGGAAGTCAAATCAGAAACATTTCTAACGGAGTTTTAAGAATTTCAGATAGCACTAACGCAAACTTTACACGACTTCAATTTGGAGGTGGAACAACTGCTTTCCCTTCATTACAAAGAAGCGGTTCTGCTCTTGCGGTTATGGATGCAACAGGTACGGCTTTAACTAATTTACTTGTAGGCACCACCACAGACGCAGGCTTTAGACTTGACGTGAATGGTACTGCGAGGGTGGCTACAAGTATATTAGTAGGAAGTGGTTCGGGAACGGGAACAGTTCAAACTGGTGTTTGTAGAGCTACTTATTTTAATGAATACAATAACAACTATACTATTTTTGAAGTTAAATCTAATGGTAATGCTTCTTTTTATCAAGGGATTGCAGTAGGTACTACATCTAATGCAGTAGCTTCCGCACAAGTTGAAATAGTAAGCACAACAAAAGGCTTCCTACCCCCACGACAAACTCAGGCACAGCGTACCGCTATTGCCTCTCCAGCTGTTGGGCTTCAGGTTTATCAAACTGACGGAGTAGAAGGTTTATACGTTTATAAATCCACAGGGTGGGCAATGGCATCATTAATCTAATAAATAAAAATATGAAAACACAACCAACACAAGGAGTAGCAATTGAACCAATTGTCTACCCACTTAACGCAGGAACGGCAACGCAAATGTCCGTCTTAATTCTTAACTTTACAACCGAAGCAACGACTTGCACAACGTATTGGCAGCTCCTAACGGCAGACGGACTACAACTTTCGCAAGGTAACTACACTTTGACTGAGGAAGAGTTCGCAGCTTGGGGGCAAGATAACAACTACGTGAATCAAGTCGTTGCTGCCGCTATTGGCGTAACTTTAATTTAAGACGTATGATTAATCTAAGCGAAGAAAACGTAAAAGAACTAGAGGCCTACATTCAAGAAATGCCCGTAAAATACGGATTGCCTTTATTGCAGTATTTACAAAAGCTAGCGCAAGAACAAAACACGAACGAAGAAAATGGCGTACAAGAATAACGGCATATTTAACATTAAGTACAAAACACGTAACAAGATCGCTAAGACTTTGAAGCGTGTTATTGCGTCGGAGGCCCTAATCGACACGGGGGCGCTTTACGACTCTATTCGTATTAATGCCCAAATCCCAGCGCTAGGTGAACTCGAAATACAAATTCTAGCAATGTACTATTTTGGGTTCTTAAACAATGGTACTGTAAACATGGCAGCTTTTGACTTATGCGCAAAGCTTACCGAAGAACTAAACGCCAACGGAACGACGGCCGAAATATTCGAGCAATACACGGAATGGATGACACAACGTTACCCAATCCTACAAGTAGCTACAATCTTAGGAGAAAAGCGCAGTATTATTTACACGTTCGAGCCAATAGGCGGGGAGTTCAACGCGGCGTTAACCTTTAGGGGTTTCTAAGTAACCCATTTCCTTACGCATCGACAACATATTAAAGACAAAGATTAAGGGCAGTTCACCGACTGCCTTTATTTTTGTTAGGTCACCTTCGCAAAGGTCAAACAACAAACTTTCCCACCCCCACTTCTTAGACTTCTTAGCTTGTTCTTGAGCCTTTAAACTTTCCTTGTATTCTTCTAGGCTATCAAATTCTTTAACGTCTAAGGGTTCGTCGTCTTCGTCGTCGTCTTGGTTAAATAGGTTTTCGTATTTCTTTAGAAAGTCGTCGCGCCACTTTAAGAACTCAGGAATAAGCCCGTAGACTTGCGTAATATTTAGGTCGTCGAACTTGTCGAATACGTCAAACGGGTTAAAGATGTAGGGTTCAAATTCAATGTTACCCCAGTTATCCTTATTTATACGCCTGTAAAACACGGATACAATATGCGAAATATGCTTTAAGTAGTCGTTTGTCAAGAAATAGTTAAGGTCTATAAATTCGTCTAGCGTAAGCTTCTTAAACGGCTTTAAAATGTACGTGTCGCCGTCTATTATAACTTCGCTTGCGTGGGCCTTCTTAGGCTCGCTAAGAACCCATTTAACCGACTTGAATAGTTCGCCTATTTCGTCTAAAGAAAGTTCTTCTAGTTCGTCGCTAGGCACGTCTAAAAGGATTGCAAGCGTTTCTAGTTGCGTATTAAAAAACCCTTCGGAGTCTTTGAGTTCCCGAAGTTCTTTAAATTGGTACAACTTAACCTCATGCCACCCCTTCGGTACTATCATTTAAGCTTTCGACTTGTTTGTTAATTGTTTCGGCAATAGCTACTAGGTAAGGCACGGCTACTTCGGCTGGCATTTCACGAATAATTTTAGACTTAAGTTTAATGTGCGCGTCCGTGTAGTGTTCGGTTTTGCTTAGGTCCGTTCTTTTAAAGATTACCGCCAACGCTTCGGAAATAAACCCTTTGTGTTTGCTAGCTAAAATCTTTTCAATATGTTTCGTGTCTTTAGCCGTAAGCTTAAAGTCTTGGTCGTAAGCTTGGTAAGTGTATCCGTCGTTTTCAAAACGTTTTAATAAGATACCCTCGGGGGTTTTCGCCGTGTTAAAAAGACGGATTGCTTCTTTAAAATCTTCAAACTCCATATCTTCGACCTCAGGAACGCCCATATACTTAAACACCTCTAGATGTTTTTCGACGTTGTCTAGCTTTTGATTAGCGTGGATTTCCGTAATGTCTTCGAACTGCTGAATAGTTAACTCGTTTAACTCGTTCGGAATGTCTTTGTTACAAATTGTTACCATAGTTTTTTTTGAACAAATATAAGGGTTTTTTAATATGGTTATGGTAAACGACTTACCCATTTACAAAATAACAATCGACCCCGAATACTCCGACGGCGAAGACTTAGGCATTGAACAAATAGCCTTTACTTCAAATCCAGCTATAAAAGTTAAGGGCATGGCCTTTGCAAACGTTACAAAACGTTTCTTTAGCGACGAACTTAAATACCGAGTAACTGCGCCCGCAATGATCCCAATGGAAATTTACAGACGCGACGACGAAGCGGGCGAATACTACGTGCAGTTCGAAGAACAAACCATCGAGCAAATCTACGTTAAGTTTATGCGCGACCTACAAAATAGGAACGTGTTTAACTTAGAGCATGACCCTAGTAAAGAAGTTCCCGCTTACATTCTTGAAGCGTGGATAGTCGAAAACCCTACCCAAGACAAAGCGCTTACAACCTACGGAATAGAAGTTCCTAAAGGTACTTTAATGTTAACGGCTCAAATTACCGATGCCGAGTATTACAACAAGCTAGTTAAAGACGAACAATTAGGGTTTTCAATCGAGGGCTTTTTGGGTATGAAATTAAGTAACCAATTAACTAAATATAACATGAATTTCCCAGACGGAGAACACCTCATTGAAGGTAAAATCTACGTAGTTAAGGACGGCCAAGTTGTCGAAATTAAAGAAGTAGAAAAAGAAGAAGTCGAAATGGCCGCCGAAGAAGTCGTAGAAGAAACGACCGAAGAAGTAGCTATGGAGGACACAAGCGTAACCGAAGAAGAAGTAGTCGAAGAAGAAGTAGAAACCGAAATGGCAGTAGACCCAACGGCAGACGCTGAAGCAATCTTAGCTATTGTAACACCTTTTATCGAAGAACGCGAGCGTGCATTGATCGGCATGATTGCAGACCTTAAAAACCAAATCGAAGAACTCGGCGTGGCTAAAGAAGAAATCGAAGACGAAATGGAAATGGCAAAAGAAACAAAAATGTCGGCTTTCGATAAATTTAAAGCGTTCCGCGCATCAAACAAGTAAATAAAAACCAAACAATAAAAACCAAAAACAATGATTAGAAACCTAAAATTTGACTTGGACGTAGACACAAACGCGTTGTTATGTCCTAACCCAGATGAGTTTTACTCTAAAGCTTATTTAACAGAAGACATCGCGGACAACTACCGCACTTTGCCAGGCATCAAAAGTGCCACTAAATTGGCGAACGTTACTTTCGGTAACATCCTTGCGCCGTCTACATGTAACTTTACTGCCCCTAGCGACAATCTCGACGCAGTAGACATCGACGTTTGTGCGCTTTCTGCAATGGCACAAATTTGTCAATTTGACCTAGAGCAATCTTTTCTTGCTTTGCAAATGTCGCAAGGTTCAAACGGCGACTTTACAGTTGCTTCTTTCATGTCTTACTACTGGACTGAAATGGCTGCTCGTATCGGTAACGACCTCGAACTTATTCGTTGGCAAGGTGACACTACAAGCGAGGACGACGTTCTTTCTTTGTGTGACGGCTACTTGAAAAGATTGTGTGCAGACACAGCAGTAAACGGCCTTTATTCAGGTGCTATTGATAGTTCAAACGTATTGGCTCGCATGACTGCGGTTCTTCAAGCTTCACCTGCTGCCGTTCAAGCTAAGCGCGCTGACCTTCGTTTGTTCGTTTCTAGCGACGTTTTCGTAAACTACCAAATTGCTGCCGCTTCTGGTAACACTTTGACTTACGTTACTGCACCGCTTGCACCTACTTTCTTAGGTATCAAAATCGTTCTTGCTGAGGGTATGCCAGTTAACACTATGGTTCTTGCTCTTAAGACAGACCTTATCTACGCGTTCGACGCTGAAGGTGACTCTAAAGCATTGAAAGCGGTTAACCTTTCTGACTCAGTAGCTGAGCCTTACATTCGTACACGTGCGAACTTGAAAGCTGGTTTCCATTATACTAACCCTTCACAAATTGTTGTTTACAACGTTTGTTTTGACTAGTATTTAACCAAGAATTAAAACATACGGGGCGGCCATAAAACGCCGCCCTTTTTTATAACCTTAAAAATTTTATACGATGTCATGTAGTACACTCGAGGAGATCCTCAAATCATGCGACAACAATAGCGGGGGGATTTATACCCTCTTAATTAACCAACAAGATAACATTACGGGAATTACAACCAACGAGACAGGAACTAACTGGGAAGTTACCGCAATTACCCACACTGCGCCTTACGTTGCTTTGGAGTTCAAACGTAACACGGGAAGCTTTACCGAAGACGGAACTATTGACCTAGTGAATGGTTCTTCTTACGTTACTCAAACTATTAACTTAATGTTTCACCGACGCGACCAAGAAAAAAGCCGCGCAATCAAAGTTCT